CCCGCGGTCCTGCAATCGCCCAACGTCCTGACGCCCGAACAGGCGGCAGACTTGAAAACGTCGTGGCGGGAAATGACCAACACGCGGGAACCCGTCGTCATGCCGACGGGGTACACGTTGACGCCGGTTGTCTCTAATGCCGAACAGGCGCAACTAGTCGAATCCCGGCGTTGGACGGCCGAAATGGTGGCAATGATGCTAGGCATTCCGGCGTGGAAATTGTCTCTACCCGGCCCGACGATGACCTATCAAAACGTCGAAACCGCCGATATTGATTACGTCCGGGACGGGGTGGACAGATATTCGGCGCCCATTGCCGCCGCGTTCTCTAAAAACCTCATGCCCGCGGGGACGTCGGTTCGGTTCGATTGGTCCTCCCGGCAACGCGCCGACGCCACGACGACCGCCAACACGCTAACCGCGTACGTGGCCGCCAAAATCCTCACGCCCGACGAGGCGCGGACGGTTCTCGGCCGCCCGCCTATCGGCGCCCCGCCCGAAACGACGCCCCCGGACGTCCCCGAAATCACGCCCGCCTCCGTTACTGCCGACCATTAGGAAACCGTCATGCCGACCGTAGTTACCGACGGCCCGTTGGTTATCACCCGGGCCGCGCCCGAAATGGAACCCACCGGGGACGGTTGGACCGTTCACGGTTTGGCCGTCCCGTACGGCGTTGAATCCGACGTGACTGACGACGGGGGCACGACGTTTTACGTTGAGGCGTTCGCGCCCCATTCGTTTAGCAGGGACGTCGGCAAGGGCGGCCGTTGGGTCAATCTCATGTTGGGCCACGACGGGGACGACGGGGACCGATACCTAGGCCGTTGCGTGGCTATGCGGGAAACCGACGCCGGGCTATTCACGTCCTTTCGGATCAATCAGGATCACCCCGACGCCGAAGCGGCGCGGTCGGGGGAACTAACGCGTTGGTCGGTATCTGCCCGCGTTTACCGTTCGCGCCGGGAATCCCGGGACGGCCGCGCCGTCGTCTATCGGGAGGCTTGCGGCCTCTCCCACGTTGCCGCCACGGCCTCCCCGCAATACGCCAACGCGGGCGTCCTAGTGGCCCGTGAACACGTCATCATTACCGACGACCCGGCAACGCCACGCCTAGACGAATTGCGGGCGTGGCTAGCGAAAACGGCGCGCTAATGGCCGTGTGTCATTGCGATATGTTCCCCGCCGATCATGAGGCGGGGACGGTATCGGCGGACGGCAAAACGGAATGCGAAACCACGTTGAGGCCAACCGGCCCCATGATTAGCCCGCATATGTTCCCGGAAGCGAGGTTTGCAAATGATCCCGTGGAGTAATCCCATTTTCGTTCTCGCCCTTCTCATCCTTGCCGGGGTAATCCTTCTCCTGTTCGGGGTTGACTTTTCGGGATAGGGCGGGCGTAGTCTGCCCTGTTAAGTGTGAGCCGCCACCCGTCCCGGCATATCACCCGCCACCCGGCCTATTGAGCCGCCACCCGGGGATGACCGTGCAGACGCCACCCGGCCGAATTCTGGACATATCAGGAGGCGGCCATTATGGGCGCGTATCTCGACCGGCTTAACGCACAATTCGATGAAATCCGCGTGGGCATTGACGAATTGGTAGACCGCGCGGCAGACGAAAAGCGGGACGTTACCGACGACGAACAAAAGCGCGTCGATAGGGACCGCGGCCGAATGGACGAATTGAGCGCGGCAATCGAACACTATTCGGGGATCGAAAAGACTTCCGACCGCGTGACCGCGTTGCGCGCGTCCACGCCCGGCGCCCGGCAGGCGCCCGCCAATAAGCCTCCCGCCGATGAGGCGTACGACGTGGCGCGGGAATTCTCCGGGCCGGGTGACTATGCCGTGGCCGTCCACCGGGCAACCATGCTTCACGACCCGGAGGCCGCCGCGCGTATCGAACGCGCCACGGCGCACCAAAAGACAAGCGATAACCCGGGGCTTATCCCGCGGCCGATCCTCGGCCCGGTGATTGACCTTCTCAACGCGTCCCGGCCGTTCGTGAATTCGTGTCTACGTCGGCCCCTGCCCGCGGGATCGTTTGACCGCCCCGTGATTTCGCAACACGTTGCGGTTGGCGAACAGGCGGCAGAAAAGGACCTGACCGCTTCTCAGGTCCTAAAGGTGGACAAATTGCCCGTGTCGGCGCATACGTTCGCGGGTCACTTGAATATCTCCCGGCAGGACATTAAGTGGACTAACCCCGGAATCCTCAACATTGTTTTTGACGATTTCGCGTCCCAATATGCCCTAGTGACGTGCAATTACGCGTCCGATGCTTTTAGGACGTCAATCGTCACGGTTCCGATTGCGGTTACCGACCGAACCGGCCCGGCAGTAACGGCCGCCCTTTACGAAGCGGCGTCAAACGCCATGGCCGTATCCCACGCCCTCCCGGACACGATTTGGTGTTCGCCGGACGTATGGGCCGCGTTGGGTGGAATGGCTACGCCGAACGAAATTCCGTCGTTCCCGTCCCTGTCCGTCACGGGCGCGTCCGGTAACCCGATGGGTCTGAATCTCGTCGTGGATGAGCATTTCGCGGCCGGGACCATGATTGTCGGCCCCGCGCGTTATGCCGAATTCTATGAGGATATCGACGGGCTTATGCAGGTTGGCGAACCCGACGTGTTGGGCCAATTGGTCGGATATGCCGGATTCTGCGCATTCGTCAACACGGCCCCGGAGGCGTTCACGCCGCTTACCCTGCCGCCCCCGGTGGCCCGTTCCGCCTCGCGTTCTACCGGCAGTAAGTAATGACGTCGGCGGGGACGTGGCCCGTAACCGGAATGCCAACCGGCTACCCGGATATAGACGCCGTGCGCGGATATATCCGCGTAGCGGCCACGTCCCTACCCGACGCCGATTTGGAACGCATGATGGTTACGGCGGCCACCGATCAAACGGCCCGATGCAATACCGATATCGGGCGTGACCCCGACACGGGGGAAGTAAGCGGCCCCCTATCGCAAGCGTTTTTGCGCCGGGTCCAACGCGAGGTTGCCGGGCGGAATCTGCCGCTAGGCATGGTCGGGGTTGACTCTGCCGAATTCGGGCCAACCCGGATTGCGGCCGACAACCTGATTGACGAACACGAACGGGCATACGTCAGGGCGGTCCTAGGGTGAGCCTCGCAACCGGCCGGACACTTACCCCGGCGCCTAGCGCGCGGGCCGTCCTAGTGGCCGCCCTGTCCGTCCTAGACGGCATTAACGCCCACGCGTCCACCCCGGACAACCCAACCGCGTTCGACGCGTGGCCGCGTTGGGCGCTTTCCGACTACCGGGCCGGGCGCCTCGGGGCCGTGGCCGCTCACCAATATGACGTGTTGGTGATCCTGCCCGCGGGCTACGAACCCGACACGGTAGGCCAGGGCGATTCCCTGCTAGACCGAATCACGGCCGGATTATGGGACGTGGCCGAAATCCAAACGGCCGAACCCGTCCAATTGTCATTCGGCAACCAAACCCCAATGCCCGCCCTACGTATCCGCGTCATTCCGCGGGTAACCCCGTGAAAGGAAAACAGAAATGGCCGACGACGGAACACGCAAGTTAGGCCCGGGTGAATTGACTTTCGGTGCCACCGGGACCGAAATCGACGTGTCGTGTCTTATCAATAACGCGACTATCGCGGCGTCAAAAGACCAGGGCGATTCGGTCACGAAATTGTGCGGGACGGTCAAGCCCGGCGCCACGACGTACACCTATACGATTGCCGGGAATATCGATACCGACGTGGCCCTGTCCTCCGGGTTTTTCGCCCTGACGCAAACCGACCCGGGTAGCGAACAGGCTTTCGTCTACACCCCCAATAACGAAATTGTGGCGCCCCTGACCGTTCCCACGTCGGCCGCGGGAACGTGCATTATCGACCCCCTGGATTTCGGCGGGGACACGATGGGGGAGACGATGCAAAGCGATTTCGAATTCGCAATCGTCGGGGTTCCGGCGTACACGTTCGGGGACGGTTCGACATTCGCGGCCGATTCCCTGGCCGACGATTCACCGGAGGAACGGGCGTCGTGACAACCGGCGTCACGGTAAAGGGCGCGACCGAATTATCGGCCACGCTCAACCGTGCCGCGGGGGACCTAGCCGATATGGAACGGGCCGGGGACCGCGCTATCACGTTGGTTGCCAACCGCGCCCGGGTAGACGCCCCCCGGCGTTCCGGCGCCCTCGCGTCATCGGTTGCCGTGGAGGTGGATAAAGGCGTGGCGTCGGCGTTCTCGCCCCTGCCGTACGCCGCCCGGACTAACTACGGATATAGCCGCTATAACCAACGGGCGCAGCCATTCCTAACCAACGCGATTGTCCAATTAGAGGGGCCGATAGTGGGCGAATATCAGGATGAGGCCGACCGAATTTTGCATACCGTTAGGGGCGCGTAATGGGTGAAATCAAACTAACCTCGCCCCGACTCCGGGTTATCCGGGACGGCCACGACCCGCTAGAAATGCAGACGACCAACCCCGATTTGATCCTGTGGGAAAGGACGTCCGCCAAACATAAGTGGCCCGATTTTCAAAAGGCGCCCGTGACGTGGATGACGTTTATTTCATGGGCCGCGGCCCGGCGAACCGGCGCCATTCCCGTTGATATGACCTACGAAAAGTGGGAGGCGGAAACCCTCGACGTGACGCCGGTATCCGACGACGACGGGGACGAATCGGTAAACCCTATCCCAGCGGGTCCCGAATTCGACTAGTAATCGAAATTGCGATAGCCACGCAAACGGCCCCGCGGGATTGGTGGGACGAACCCGACGACGTATTGGTAACCGCCCTAGACATATTGGACGCGCACCGAAAGGAAATCGAACGGCATGGCCGCCACCGCTGATTTGATTGTGCGCGTTATCACCGACACGTCAAAGGCCAAAGGGCTAGACGATACGGCCGCGAAAACGTCGAAATTCTCTAAGGGGTTGGCCGCCGCTAGCAAGGTGGCAGGGGGCGCCCTCCTGGCCGTCGGGGCCGCCGCTATCGGCGCGGCCAAAGCGGCGGCAGAGGACGCGGCCGGGCAGGACGCCCTAGCAAAATCCATGGAACGGAACGCGGGCGCCACGAAATCGCAAATCGCCTCTACGGAGGATTGGATTTCGAAAATGTCCATGGCTACGGGCGTAGCCGATGACGATTTGCGCCCCGCCCTATCGACGTTGGTACGGGCTACCGGGGACGTAGAGGCAAGCCAAAAGGCTTTGGCCGTGGCTATGGACGTGTCCGCGGCCACGGGTAAGCCACTAGGCGCCATTACGGAGGCCATGGCGAAAGGGTTTGCGGGGACAACTACTAGCCTCGGCCGGTTGGTCCCTGGCCTATCGAAAGCCGCCCTTAAATCCGGCGATATGGGCCGGGTTATGGACGAACTAAAGGCCAAAACGGGGGGCGCGGCAGAGGCGGCAGGGAACACGGCCGCGGGCAAAATGGAACGGTTCAAATTGTCCCTGCAAGAAACGCAAGAGGCCGCGGGCGCCGTCCTCCTCCCCGCCCTTATGAAACTAACGACCGTGCTAGTGACCATTGGCAATTGGGCGCAGCAACACGGGACGCTATTCGCGGTTATCGCGGGCGGGGTGGCCGCCCTGGCGGTTGCCGTTATCACGCTCAACGTTGCCATGACGATCTATACGACCGTGACGACGCTAGCCGCGGCGGCCACGGAACACGCGTGGATTGCCGCCCTCGGCCCGATTGGTCTAGTGATCCTGGCCGTTATCGCGGTCGTGGCCGTCATCGTGATTTTGTGGAAAAAGTCTGAGACATTCCGGGCCGTCGTCACGGCCGTATGGAATGCCGTTCGCGCGGGCGGCCTCGCGGTTGCCCGCGTCCTGCAAACGGTATGGCGCGCCGTATGGGCCGCCCTGTCCGCCTATGTCCGGGCGTACGTCGTGGCGTTCCGCGTGGCGTTCGCGGTTATCCGCGTCGTGTCGTCGGCCATTGCCAACGCCCTTAAAGCGGCGTGGCGCGCCGTATGGTCATTTATGGCGGGAATGGTCCGGGGGTTCGTCGGGACGTTCCGGGCCATATTCGGCGGGATTCGGGAGGCCGCGTCGTCGGTGGCTAACGCCGTGAAATCGGCGTGGGCCGGGGTATGGGGCGCGTTGAAATCGGCCGCGTCCGGCGTGGGCCGGATTCTGTCGGCGCCGTTCGACGCCGTACATAACGCAATCATGGCGGTTATCAACGCCGTCGAATCGCTTATCGGCGCCCTAGGCCGTATCCACGTCCCTAAAATCTCCCTGCCCCATATCCCCGGCGTTAACGCGTCCGCGGCCGTGGCGCCCTCTGGCGTGGGCCTAACGGCATTCGGCGCGCCCCGGGTCCCTATGGGCCGGGCGTCGTCCGGCGCCGTCGTCCCGGGGGGCATCGTCATTAACGTCAATGGCGCGTTGGACCCGGAGGCCGTGGCCCGGCAGATTAGCCGAATTACGGGCGGCCACGAACGCCGCGTAGGGCGGGCGGCCTCATGATTGGGAACCATAAGGTTTCGGTCTTACCCGCCGCGGCCGGTTCGTCGGCCGCGGATATCTCGCATTTAGTGGACACGGTTTCGATAACGCACGGGCGCCGGGATACCGATAGCCAACCGGAGGCGTCCGCGTGTTCCCTGTCCCTGTCCTTTCGAACCGACGTCTACATTTACCCGCCCGAATTGGATATCGGCGCCACGGTCACAGTGACGACGACGCGCACCCCGCCCGACGCCGTAAACCTCATCCCTAACCCGTCATTCGAAAACCCGATTACGGGGTGGAACCCAACGGGGGCCGTGACCATGGCGCGCGTTGCCGGGGTCGGTCGTAATGGCGGCCACGCCATGGCGCTATCGGCCGCCGCGTCGGGCGACACGTCGGTTAGGCGTTCGTTCCCGGTGAAGGGCGGAACGTCCTACGAAATCCGGGGGTGGAGATACTTCCCGCGGGCCATGACGGCGCAATCACTCAACGGGACGTCATTGCAAGTTGTCGATAACACGGGGGCCAACGCGCGTTCGGGCCGGTTCGACCCGATTAAATCCCCGCCCGGTATTTGGTATCAATCGTATGTCCCCGCCTTTAAGACAGGGGCCGCGGCTACGTCCATAGAGGTGCGCCTATACACCCCCGTTGGGACGGTCTATTGGGATGAGATTTTCCTAGTGGAAACCGCCAATTTCGCCCCCGATTCGGTCCGGTTCGTCGGCAAAATCACGGACATAAATCAGGGGTGGGACGACGCCGGGGCCGCCACGCCCGAACAGGTCACGCTAGACGTAATCGCCACGGGCGCCCTTGCCGATTTGGGCCGCCGCGTCGTCGGGGCCGCGCCGTTCGGTCAGCAACTAGACGGCGCGCGCGTGGCGGCCGTCATGGCCGCCGCGGGAATCACGTTGGACCCCCTCTATTCGGACCCGGGGACGGTTCAAATCCTGCCCCGGGATATCGACGCCCAACCCGCGCTAGACGTGGCGGCAGAGGCCGCCACGGCCTCCGGGGGCATCGTTTGGGCCACCCGTGACGGGTTGGTCCGGTACGCCGACGCCAACCATAGGAAGGGGACCGCGGCGGCGTTGACGCTAGACGCTTGCGACGTCCTAGTGACGCCGACGTGGGCGAGGACGACGGCGGGGCTAGTCAATGACGTGTCAATCGGGTACGGCGTCGCGCCAGAGGGGGCCGATCAACCCCGATACACGGCCGCGCGTCAGGACAGCAAAGACATTTACGGCGTGTACGGATTTGAGGCCACGACGCCCCTAGCCGCCCTGGCCGACGCGTCCGCTATGGGGCAATTGCTATTGGTTCGGAATCGCGTTCCCGTTTGGATTATGTCGGAATTGCCGGTGGATATGGACGGGCTTTCGGCCGACGATACGACCGCCCTTTTAGGGTTGGATATGCACGCCCTGATTGGCCTCACGGGGTTACCCGCCACCGGCCCGACGACCCCCACGAACACGTCACTATGGGTGGAGGGGTGGACAGAGGCGTTAGCGTGGCGCGTTCACGATTTCGTGTTGACGGTTTCCGGCTATTGCCGGACGGTTCCGCCCCCGCAATGGGACAACCTCGCGTCGTCCCTGACGTGGGACACGGTTACGCCGCCCGCTATGACGTGGGACGACGCTACGTGTACGGGTCCCCTCCCATCCGAGAACCGTTGGAATGACGTTCCCGCGTCGCAACGATGGGACCAACTAGCCACGTCGGTAACGTGGCAGAATTACACGACCGGATAGGAAACCGATATGCCCGCCAATACTGCCCCCGGAGGCGTCCCCTATCCCGTCGGGACCGACAGACTTATGGACGGGGACGACGCCATAAAGAACCTCGCCCAATGGGTTGACGACGCGTTGAATACGCGTTGCCGCCTGACGACCCCGGCCGCCCAAAACGTGCCCGATTCGGCTAACGCCACCGTGTCATGGACGGTTGAGGATATCGACCCTAAAGGTATGTTCACCTCCTCTAGTTCAACCTCAGCCATTTTCATTAGTAGGCCAGGGAGATACCGGGTGAACGCCCAAATTGCGTTCGCGTCGGGCGCCGTGGCGGGGTATCGGCGCATTTCCCTGGCCCGAAATGGCGTCGTCGTGGGGCAAAGCCAATGCGCCCCCCTGCCCGTGGCGCAGGCGACACAGGTTGGAATTGTGGCAACCTTCGTTTTTCAAGCGGGACAGTGGCTAGAGGTTTGGGCCGCCCAAACCTCGGGGGCCGCGTTGGGCCTAAGCGTTGGCGCCGTCCTCAATTGGTTTGAAGTGGAATACGCGGGGGCCGTGTAATGGTGAACCCCGTTCCCGGGTTCGGGGTGTCCACGCCCTACGGCAAACGCGGGCCGTATTGGTCCTGCAATGAGGACGCCAACGGCAACGGGACGCATACCGGCGTGGATTACGCCGCGCCCGTCGGGACAAAGGTTGTGGCCGCCCGGCCGGGAAAATGCGTGTATTCGAATCACGGGGCCGCGTTCGGATATCACCAAATCGATATCGTTTGTGACGACGGTACGCGGGATTTCTACGCCCATTTGACGACGCGCACCCCCGCCAACGGCGCCCGCGTAGACGCCGGGCAGGCGTTGGGAAAGGTAGGGGCAGAGGGGAACGTCACGGGCGCCCATTTGCATTTCGAACGCCACGCCACCGATTACGGGGGTTGGTCGTGCGCGGTCGTGCGCGACCCCGCCCCGTCGATCAACTATCAACCCGCGGGCGGGTCGGGCGGTTCCGGCGCGTCGGGTGGACAGGATGAGGAAATGCCCGAATACACGCAAGCCAAAGCGTCGAAAAACGTCACGCTCCGTGACGGGGAATGGAACGCGATTGAATGGGACGGGTCGAACGATCCCGACTA